CAGCTTGAGGCCCAAGCGGTGAGCCTGCTGGCGGGCGTCCAGGGGACTGAGGCAGGCCTTGAGATCCAGCGCTTCCAGGCCCAGATCGGCGCCTTGAAGGACATAGACGAATCGATGAGGAAGCACGTCGAGTTAGTTCTCTCTACCCTGAAGGATCAAGGCGATGGTGGCGAAGGAGGAATGGGAGGCATGGCTGGCCCACCCAGTAACGCGGGCGCTGCGGGAAAGCCTGCGGCGGCAATGCCAGCGGCTTAAGGATGATTGGGCGGCGGGCCAGTTCTCCCACCAAGACGCCGTCACGACGGCGATGATGAATGCCACGGCCCTCGGCACGGTGAGGGCCTTAGACCAAGTAAGCAACCTCGATTACGAGTTACTGGAGAATGATGATGAGCCTTTCGAATCCGTCGGGCCTGAGGCCGCTGGGCCACGCCCTCCTTCTCAAGACATTTGAGATGAAGCAAGGGGTGATTGAGATTCCTGAGCACGTTAAGAAATCGATGGTGGCCGCCGACCAGAGTGCGACGGTGATTGAGATTGGGCCGATGGCCTGGGATGGCGAGCCCACCCCGCGCGCGAAGGTTGGGGATAAGGTCCTCTTCACGAAGTTCGCCGGCTACACCGCCGTCGGGCCCAAGGACGGTGAGACCTACCGCATCGTTAACGACCGTGATGTGTTCCTCCGGATTGAGGAGTGATCATGGACGAAGCGAACGGATCACAGGGGATTGAGACTCAGGCGCGCGAGATGGGGTGGGTTCCGCGGGAAGAGTTCCGTGGGAGTGAGGATAGATGGGTCGATGCTGCGACCTTTGTCGAGAAAGGCGAGCACGTCTTGCCGATTGTGAAGGCGACCAATAAGCGACTGCAGAATGAGATTGACGCGCTGAAGCGCAGGCTCGAAGCCGCTGAACAGACGAATGCGTCGGCCCAGGACACCCTCAAGGCCCTCAACGAACATCAGGAGGCGATGGCCAAGCAGCAATATGAGAGGGCCCTCGAATCCCTAAAGGCTAAGAAGAAAGACGCCATTCGGGAGGCAGACGCGGATGCGGTGGTGGAAATCGACGAGGCGATTCAGACGCTTCGCGAGAAGCAGGCTGCTCCCGCGAAGCCCACTGAACCGGCGAAGCCAGAGGCCCCTGCGACGACCGATATTGGGACGCAGCCTTGGTTCAAAGCGTGGCAGAAGGAGAATGACTGGTTCGGGAAGGACCTCCGCCGCTCGGGGTATGCTCTTGGGATCGCGCAGGAATATCAGTCGAAAGGGGTCACGGGCCCGGCGCTGCTGGAGAAGATGCGGGAAGAGGTGGATGCTCACTTCGGGCCTGTCGGCGGCGAGGGCGCGTCGAAGGTGGAAGGATCCCGCGGGGGCGCCGGGACGCCTTCGGGCAGCCGGGGCGGGAAGAAATCCTACGCCGACCTGCCGGCCGAAGCACGGGCCTACTGCGACAAGATGGAGGCTAGACTGGTGGGACCTGGGCGCCTCCATAAGGACCGCGCCGCCTGGCGTGACTCCTATACGAAGCAATACTTTGCAGGGGAAGAGTGATGACGAGGGTTATTGAAGCAGCGCCTAAGGCGCCAGAGGCTGCAGGGAAGTCCCAGGAATCTCCCGCGGAGTCTGCGGAGCAGCGCCGGGAGCGCTTGCGCGCTGAGATGAGTCGGGCGTCGATGAGCGTGCCGCGGATGAAGATGTCGGTGCCGGAGCTTCCGGGGTATGTGTGCTATTGGTTCAACGACGACCAGGGGCGGATTGAGCGGGCTCTTACGGGGTTCTATGAGTTCGTTGAGAGGCATGAGGTAGAGACCCACGACTTTTCTCTGGCGGGCGACAGTACTAAGACAGGTAATCAGGATATGGGTACGCGCGTTAGTATGGTCGTAGGGACCAACGAGGCCAACCAGCCGATGCGCGCGTATCTGATGAAGATTTCCGAGGAACGGTATAGGGTGGCCCAGGAGCTACTTCAGGAGCAGAATGATGGAATTTCCCGTGCGCTTAAGCGCGGCACGCTAGGGGCTGGGCAGATGCCTGGGGACGCTGACCCGTCGAGGACGTATCTCAAGACGGTGGAAGTGTCGCGGAGGAATGCGCGCCCCTTGGCATCCGCAGGTTCAACTAATTCATCTGATATCTAGGAGAAGTAGATGGCGAATATCAACGCACCGTTCGGGCTTGCCCCGGTGCAGTATCGAGATGGGACGCCGTGGAATGGCGGGGGTCGGATGTATGCAATCGCAGCCGCCGACACGAATGCAATCTATATCGGCGATCCGGTAAAGGCGACCGCAGCGTGCGACTCGAACGGCTTGCTCGTGGTTACTCTTGCCACTGCGGGCGCGACGATGCGCGGAGTGGTGGTGGCCGTTGGGACGGCCTTGCAGGGCGGTGGCCTTCAAGGAGGGCCGTATATCAACCCCGCCGACCTGACTAAGACCTATCGGCCTTCGGGCGCGCAGTCGCAGGTCTACTACGCTTTGGTGGTGGACGATCCGAATGTGCTCTTCGCCATTCAGGAGGGCACCGGGACGCCGGGCGGGTCGTCGAGTATTGGGTCGAAGAACGCGAATTTTGTGTATGGTGCGCCTGCCACGGGGGTGTATGTCTCCGGGGTCACGCTCGACACGACTACTTACAACACTACCTCAACGCTCAATTTCCGCCTTATGGGTGCGGTGCAGGACTACGCCAACACTCCTTTCACGGCGAACCAACGGCTGCTGGTCTCGATCAACAATCACGACTTCAGCGGCGGCACGACCGCGATCTAAGGAGATAGAAAATGCCTGCAGGAATTATCACCACGGGTAGTCATCCGAAAACCCTCTGGCCAGGTGTTCATGACTTCTGGGGTCAGATCTTTAATGAGCACCCGCCGGAGTACACCGACCTCTTCGATATTATGGAGAGCGAGATGGCGTATGAGGAGGAGGTTCAGGTCACTGGCTTCGGACTCGCGCCCACGAAGCCCGAGGGATCGCCGGGAACTTATGACTCTGAGGTCCAGGGTCCCGTCTCCCGCTACACCCATATCGCCTACGCCCTCGGCTACATCGTCACCTACGAGGAGCTTCGGGATAATCTGTATGAGAAGGTCTCGATGCGCCGGGCGAAGGCAAATGCCTTTTCGATGACACAGACGATTGAGAATGTGGCGGCCTCGGTCTATAACCGCGCCTTTAACTCGTCCTTTACGTTCGCGGATGGCCAGCCCCTCTGCTCGACCTCGCACCCCTTCACGACTGGGGGCAGCTTCTCGAACGTCCTTCACCCTGCAGCGGACCTGTCTGAGGCGTCGCTTGAGGACGCCTGCATCCAGATCATGGGCTTCTCGACGGACAGAGGCCTCCTGGTCAACTTCATGCCGACCTCTCTCCATGTCCCGCGGCAGGAGTGGTTTAACGCGAATCGCATTCTGAAGAGCGTGTTGCAGAATGACACGGCGAATAATGCGATTAATGTGCTGAAGGCGACCAACGCTTTCCCGAAGGGCATCAAGCTCAATCATTACTTCACCGCTCCTCATGCCTGGTTCATCCGGACGAATGCGATGAATGGGATGCAGATGTTCTGGCGTGATAAGCCGTCGTTCGACCAGGACAACGACTTTGATACGAAGAACGCCAAGGCGCTGAGCTATATGCGCTTCTCGGTGGGTAACACTGATCCTCGGGCGATTATCGGCTCGAATGGGCCGTAAGACGTAGGCTAGGGGGTAGGAGATATTCTAGGATACCTCCTACCTCTTTCTCCCTAGTGCGCCGGCTTCGGCGTGTTGGGCTCTTCCAATGCTAGGAGATTCTAATGGCCACACCAGTTCGCTTTCCCGCGGGCCTTTCCACGTTCCCGCGCCGATCCACTCTCAACACTTTCCCGCTTGCAACGTCGCCGTCTTTGATCGCTCAGATCGAGGACTTTATGGGGTACGACGTAGACGACTTCACTGTCACCCAGACGAATGGGACGGTGGCGGCGATCGGAGCGACGGGAGCGGTGATCAAGCTCTCGACCTCCGGCGGCGGTGCCACCGACAAGGTGATGCTCGCCCGCAACACCCAAGCCGTCCAATTCATCCAGGGCGCGCAGGTCTGGTTCTCACAGCGGGTGGCCTACCCGCGGACGGTAGGAAACACCAACGACACCAACATCTACATGGGGATTTTTGATAACGCGGATCCCACGGCGGCGTCGAACGGCATTTACTTCCTCAAGCCTACGGGCGGGACCTTCGTTAACTTTATCATTAAGACCGCCGCCGGCACCACGACCTTTCAGCATGTCGCCGATCTGGCGCGCCCCTCGGGGCTGTACGGGGATCTTAATTCGACCAATGGCACGCTGACGGCGGTCGTCGCAGGAAATGCCTTTACGGGCATTAGCGTGGCGACCGCTGGGGCGGGGTATATGGTGCCGCCCCTGTGTCTGGCTACTTCGACCTCAGGCGGGACGGCGGGGAACATCCCTGTTACGTGCGGGCTTGCTTCGACGTCGTATAATGTCGGCAATCCTATCATGCCGATCTATACGACGGGGTTGAGATATGAGTCGCTTTACTCGCCGGTGGTGGCGGTCCCCGGGAGTGGCTATACCAACACGACCGGCGCGACGACCTATATCGAGATTGAGCCCTGGATCGACCTTCAGTTCTACTTCGACGGGAAGAATACCCTGGCGGTGGGAGTGAATGGTCGTACGGTGATGACGATTGGGGCGGCGGGTCAGTCGAGCGTGGCGGCGGGCGGGACGATTGACCTCGCCACGGTTGGCTTCAACTCGTTCGCTTCGACGACCCAACTTTCGACGGCCATTTGCCCCGTTCAGCCCGTAACGGGCTCGGTCTATAACTTGGTCCCGCTTGTCCCGATGGGGATTGCGGCGGGCTTCGCTAACACGTCTGCGAACGCGCGCGCCTTCTATCTGAAGGAATTCGCCCTCGCAGTCGAAAGCCGCTAACCCCCTTGAAAGGATACTGAAATGGCCAACGTTCTCTTCCCGACGCAAAACTCCCAGAAGACGGCGGATGTGTGGCAGACTGACCACACCACCGCCGACGAGGGAAATTTCTTCGTTACGACGAATCCCACGGTGGGCACGCCCATCGCCACCACGACGTCGGTCGTCGATGACGCAGCGACCGCATCATCGACCCACGCCCAGTACTCCCCCGTCGCGCTGCTGGTCAACTCGTGGTCTACCTCCGACCCCAATCCGAAGGTGGTGTATCTGCGGTATCTGAAGATGCTTATCTCTCAGGTCCCGACGAGTGCGACGTCGTGGCAATACGCCATGCGTCTGGATTATAATCCCACGCGCCTTACCACTCCCGCGTCGATCCTGACGCCGGTGAATATCAACTCCAACACGTCGAATGCCTCGCGTTTGGTGGTTAACTTCGGCGCCCTCACCACGGCGCTGCCGTCGTCGAATGCACGGCTGGTGGCCCGCGGCCTCATCAATTCGGCGGTGCCGGTCACTCTTGA